ACAGCGATCGCACCGCAGGCCGACCCAGGAGCCGTCGCGCTTCTGCCGTAATGTCGGATTCACGTGTCTTGCCCCCCGTTGGGGGCTGGCGCGGGGTTCGCGGCAGGGGGGTTTTTTTGCGATTTGGGAGCCTCTGTGCCCGGTGGCAGGGTTTGGGCGAGGTCGGCTGCTGCGGGCGCGGCTAGCCCCATTTTCCGGGCTTCCTCGAGGTTCTCGGTGTTTGAGCAGAAGTCCACGAATTCGCCCGGGTCGTTGTTGAAGCGCCGGCGGATTTCTGCCGGCATTGCGTCGAAGGACTCTTGCGCGGCCCGTATTGCGTTCATTGCTTCGTGGTAGGTGGGGACGTTTGTGAAGTCCCCGTACGTTGGCATGCGGACGTTTTGTGGCAGTTGGCCGGTAATGTTGAATCGGCGCACGATCGTGTTGATGTCCGCTTCTTCCCTGAACTGTTGTTTGGCGCGTGTCGGGTCTTTGCATTCGAGTGCGGACTCGTCGCCCGCTTCGTTGGTGTCGTAGTTGTATGGGTTGCGCACGAATGGCGGTTTGATTTTGGTCATCGGGCTCTTCCTCGGGTCATGATCTGTTTGAGAACGGACTGCGCGCTGTTGAGCATCTTGCCGCCTTGGTCGACGAAGGGACCGTAGTCGATGTGGTAGTCCCTGTATTTCGTGTGGTGTGCGGCGTTGTTTACTGCTTCGGGGACTTCGAGGTCTAGTAGTTCTCCCATGATTAGGAGGCGTCGTGCTTGGTTCACGAGCTGGTCGCGTTCGCCCTTTGCTAGGTCGGCGGCGAAGTTGTAGCGGTGCGTCGCGATGTTGGCGTCTGCTAGTCCCTGTGTAGCTCGCGAGTGTGCGGTGCTGGTTTCGTAGCCGAGTTTTTCCATTCGCTTTTCGAAGCTTTTCATCTCCTGTCTGATTGAGTCGGTGAGTGCGTCTAGGCGCCCGGCGTCGGCGGCTGATGTCACTACTTGTTGATAGGTGAGGTATTCGTCTGCTTCCGTCTTTCGTGTTTGTGCGTCGGTTTGCGTGATTTGTGCGGCTTGTCCTGCGCTTTGCAGGCCCGCCGCGACTGCGTTTTGCCGTTGGAATGCGACGGCGTTGCCTTGTGCGCCGCTTGGGGTCGTCGAGCTGCCCTGTGCGCCTGCTGGCGTGGTTGCGCCTCCTTGGTGATACGCGAGCATCGGATTTAGCCCGGCGGCTTTCATGTCGGCGGTCGCGCGTTGGTACGCGCTGTTTGCCATGCGTTCCTGAAAGTCCATTTGTCGCGTTGCCTGTTGTGAGGTCCAGTCGCGGGCTATGCTCGCTTGTTCGGATTGAAATGTGCGGTTCTTGTTTGCCTCCTCCGCGTTGAATGCGCTTGATTGCTGCGCGATCTGTTGGTTGGTGTCGTTGGTGTCTTCTTGGGACATCATCCCTATTACGCCGCTCGCGATCGAGCCCCACGGCACGCCGCCTGAGCCGATGCCGACTGCGTCGAGTATTCCGTCTAGGAGTCCCATGGTTAGAAGTGGTCGATCAGGCCGGGGACGGAGTAGAGCGGCATGGGGCGCGTCACGCGTTTCTTGATGAAGCTGTCGAACAGGAATTGTTGCCCGTTCGCGCTGCTGCCCACGGCGACGACGCGGCTTACGGGTGGCGTGTCTTGTATGAATGTGTCGTTGAGGGTCGGCAGTGACGTGAACTTTTGTGCCAGGTGCCACGGGTCGATGGTGCCCGATGCTGTGCTTCGGAATAGGCCCGTGATCATGCTCGGGTGGTAGCGGTATTCGGCCCACCGCTCTTGGTACCCGAAAACGTCGTCGTCGGTCGTGTTGCCGGTTGCGTAGATTTCTTTATTCAGTACGCTCTGTTCGCCCAGCATGGCGAATGCCGGGAAGTAGTAGTCGTACCGTGTGCTGCGGCTCCACATGCGGCGCAGCCCTTGCTGGTAGGTGAGGTCCGCGCGGATGCTTACGAGTCCGATGATTACGCCGTGTTCCGTGAATGATTGGGTGAATCCGTGTCCCTTCGCGAGGCCAGTGCCCATCGCTGCGAGAGTACCGAGCGGAGTAGTCGTCCCGCTCGCGCTTGTTCCGCTGGTTTGAGCAATTGGGTTGACCGTAACAGGTGAAGAGCCTCCGCCAAGGTATTCAGGTCGTTGGAGTCGAGCGTCAGGTGAGACCACTCCGAAGTGTGCGCGGACGATCTCGGTGTATCGGGTCCCGCCCCTTGCGTCCCGCTCGAGAAGTTTTTGGATTTGGAAGGATTGGCGGAGTTGGTTGATGGTCGCGGCGGTTGCTTCGGATAGGTCGGCATACATGTCTCCGCTTGCGAGTGTGCCTCGGGCGTATCGGTCGGATGTTGCGGCAGCAGCACCGCTGAATTGTGCGGCTTGGGATGCGTTCACGCCTTGTAGCGTGAGTGCGTTGGACCCATCGGATTGTGTGAATACGGCGCGGCCTTTGATTGGAGCTGCGTCGCCGAGCGGTAGCGGTACGCTGTCCCCTTTTTGCGGCCACGGAAGTGCGCTTGTGAAGTAGTCGTGTCGTTTGCCTCTGCGTTTCAGGACGTAGTCGCTGTACGTGTCGGGTCCGTCGTCTGTGTCTACGACGATTGAGTCCTGCAGGTTTTCGTCGCGGAACCATTCGTTCCAGATCAGGTTATATGCGCGCGTGTGGAGTGCGGCGTGTGTGATTGTTTGGCCTGCAGCGACTTGGCCGACTGTTGGTAGGCCCATGTAGTCTTGGAGGCTCCCTACGGCGTAGCCGTTCGCGGGTGAGGTTACGGTCGGGATGATGTAGCTTGTGCTGTCGCCGGGGTCTGTTTGTTGACCCATGAATTTTTCCCAGTTGTCCCAGAGTAGGCGATTCGGCACGAAGAAGAAGAAGCTATCTAGGTGCATGTTGTCCATGACCGGGTACAGCGGCGTTGCCATGCGCGCGAACGCGGTCATGTTGAGTTTGAAGCTGTCGCCCGGTAGGACTTCGTCCACGTAGATCGGGATCAGGTAGCCCGCGTCAAAGGTCGTTTTGTGCGTGTGTTCGATGTTGAAGCTGCTTCGCGGAATGTCCGCTTTCGGGACCATCGCGAATTGGTGTACGTCTACCGATTGGTTTCGGTGCATCATGGTCAGGAGCCTTTCTTAGCGTCTTTGCCGCGGATGAGTAGCTCGGGTGTTTCGGCCATGCGTTCGAAGCGTGCGGTCTGTTCGTTGTATTCCCCGAGATAGAAGAGGTTGTAGTCCTCGGGGTGCGCGTTCATTTCGCTTCCGGCGCGGTTCACTTCGTCTTGGAATGCTCGGATTCCGCTGTTTCTGTGCGGTACGAAGATAGGGCGCATGAATGCGTCAACTGCGGAGTCGTGTACGGCGAGCACGTAGATGGATGCCATTTTGTCCTCAGATGATTGTGCGTTTTAGGTGTGAGAGTCGCGCGTGTGCGACTTCTTCCTGCGCTGCTAGGCGGCGTGGTGTGTTCTCCGCCGCATTACTGGCCGCCTCGATCTGGCGGCCGAATTGCATCAGCTCGTACCCTTCGGGGTCGAAGCGTTCGAATTGCTTGTCGTAGTATCTCGGCGCTTTGGTCTCCTTTCCGTTGATGATTATTTTCCCGTGCGGGTATGTGTCCGTCCGGTACTTCTCTATCCAGTTCTTTCCTATTGCTGGTCTTCTGGAGGGTTGGTTGTATTCCGCCTTTCTCACTACTATTTCTCCACTTTCTAGGTCGATTACTTCGTAGTGTTTGGCGGATTGTTTCCCTGTCCTTTTTTTCATTACGTAGCGTGCGACGTATGCGGCTGATTCGAAGGTTACGTCGCCTACGGTTGTCATACCTTTTCCCCAGATTCCGTCGAGATACTTTGATGAGTAGATGTTGTGACCAGAGTCCGTTTTGCCGATGAGTTCCTTGTCCGGTACGGTGTAGTTGAACAGGCAAGCGTGGTAATGCGGTCGGGAGAGTAATTCTCCGTATTCGCCCGCCATGTAGTAGCGTATCTGCAGGGGCATGGGGCGAAGCCCCATAGCTGCTCGTCCCGCGAGTAGTCGTCGCAAGGCGATGCTGTTGGCATCCACTCCTTGCTGAGCAGCCTTTCTTAGGCGCTTGAAAAACTTCTGGAAGTCTCGGTGGTCCAGCGAGTTGAACGCTGGCAGGTGTTCTGGTGCGTATGTGAGTGTCACGAACAAGTTATGTTCGTGCTGGCTCGCCTCGTGCATGCATCGAGCGGCCCATTCTCTTGATCTGTTGATTCTGCATCCGATGCATTGACCGCATCTGAGCTGCAGCTGCGTCGTTACGTCGCTTCGTCCGTGCGTGTTGAAAATGACTTCCCCCCCGACGGTGCGGTAGGCCGTCAGGGGGTGGAAGCATTTCACAGACGGATACCGCCGCGCATGGGGCCCGTCATGTTTGCGGCTTTGGTTCGCCGTGTTTGGTTTCGGAATTTCCCGGCGCTTCGCCGTTTGTTGACGCCGGATCGTTTGAGCGGTCGCATTTTTCGGTTCTCCTGTAGAGGTCGTATGTCCATCTGTCGTGCGGGTCTTGCATGTGTTCCTCGTCTATATCGAAAGCGTCCCTCCTACGCGGGTTTCGTCGTCTTGTCAAGTGTTGAGCTTTCGTCATTATGCCCTTTCGCGGGCTGGCACAGTTATCGCCTTGATGTTAACTGTGCCCACTGACACTGTGGCCGGCGCGGTCAGATCGTCCGCGCATGCCGGGCAGCATCGAAGCCCGGCGACCACGCGATGAAATCCGCTGAATTGGCGATTACAGCGATCGCACCGCAGGCCGACCCAGGAGCCGTCGCGCTTCTGCCGTAATGTCGGATTCACGTGTCTTGCCCCCCGTTGGGGGCTGGCGCGGGGTTCGCGGCAGGGGGGTTTTTTTGCG